GGAAGTGCAAGGACTGCTTCGCTTCCTGCCGGTGCGTCGACCCAGTCAGCAGGAGGATGCCCCATGTCAGATGCGGCAACAGCGGCCCAAGAGAGGACTGAGCTCCCAGCGGGGCTCCGCACGCCGTTGCGAGTGATCGAACGTGAGCCTCGTCGCTTCACGAAGGAGGAGCTTGCCCCGTACCGGGGCGGGCGCTTCGCCACGCCGGAGGATGTGGGGGAGACGGTCGAGGGCAGCACCCTGATCGTGGACTCGGCCGGCAAGCCGATCGTCGCCTACCTGGAGCTCGACTACGACTTCGACGAGCTCCGCGGCCTGCTGGACGCGCACCATGAGTGGGACGCGCAGGCCCGGAGCTCAGGGATGGTCACGGTCAGCCTCAAGTTCGGCAAGCGGCCCAAGACCAGCTGGCGCTTCCCGTACTGCTCCGATTACATCCTGGAGCGTCAGAACCCGCGGCTGAACAGGGCGCTCATGGAGCACGCCGACCTGATCCTGCCGTGGTACGAGCACTTCAACAGGGCGCTCTTCGAGCTCCACCATGAGGCCGTCACGAAGATTCACCCCGCGTGGTCGTGGAACCCGGTCTTCACAAGCGGCGTGGCCAACCGCGACTCCCAGCTGCCCTACCACTTCGATGCAGGCAACTTCCGCTCCGTGTGGAGCGGTATGTTCGGTCTGAAGGAGAACATCCGCGAAGGAGCGCTGGCCATCCCGGAGCTCGGTCTGGCCCTGCCGATCAACGACGGGAGCCTGACGCTGTTCGATGGACAGGGGCTGCTGCACGGGGTCACGCCCATCCGTCGCACCGTGAGCGGAGCGCTGTCACGGCCCGCGGCGAAGCTCGCACAGCGCCAGAACGCGGCGAGGGCTGGTCGCCGCTACACGATCGTGTACTACGGACTCCAGGGCATGTGGCATTGCCTGGAGCCTTCGGCGGAGGCCGAGCGGGCAGCCGTCCTGCGCACAGCCCGTGAAGCTCGACGCAGGGAGAAGAACCGATGAACAAGAGCCTGTTCCAGAGTGACAACGACCGGCACACGGTCATGCAGGCGGCCGGGTGCCTTCTGCAGGCGGTGACCCTGCTGGTGGTCGTGGTGATCGTGTGGCTCGTGTTGAGCATGCTGGGAGGGCTGGAGATACTGTGATCACCTTCCGCACAGTCGTGAAGCAAGCGCTGGCGCAGGCGCTGAAGAAGGCCGGGGATGACGTCAAGGCGCTCCCCGACCTGCTGGCGGTTGAGCTTCGAGCTCACTTCCGGCGGCACGGCTACGTGGTGAAGGCCACAGCGGAGGCACTGGAGCTCGGGAGGCCGATGACAGAGGATGAACAGCGAGCGGTCGGACTCATCCCCCTCGATGGGGACGTGCCGGGCGAAGGGCTGCGGAGCTCGGATGGAGACGAGGGACTGGTGGGCGCATCGGAAGACCCACCGGACGCAGGACTTCCCCCTGCTGGACGACGGAACAAGAGCCGTGTTCGCAATGGACCCATACGACATCACCAACGACGTGGAGGTACGACCTGATGGACGTGCGCGTGGCTGAGCGCAAGGCGAGACCGCTTCGCAACCCGGAGCAGGCCTGGATTCGGTTCGCAGGGCAGATGATGGAGACCCGCGACATCGATCCCATCTACCCGGTCCTGAAGGCGCTGAACGAGCGCGATGCCTCGGTGGCGGGCGGGAACCTGTTCACAGAGGAGGACACGCTGTGGCGAACTCTGTGCTACACGGCCCTCTACCACCTCGGAGCTTCCGAGGTCCTGTGGGACGCCACGTGGGAGGAGCTCGCCTACGAGGGGAGCATCGACTCAGCCCTCACCGAGGGGCTGGCGTCCAAGGCCGGCATCGAACGTCGCGGGCTCCGGTCTCACGCGCTCCTTGAACGCCATCTAGCGTCTCTCCTAGACAAGCGAGAACGCTTCGGCTCCTTCGGGTCATGGCTTCGCACAGGGCACGTCGGCGATCCGCGGGAGGACTGGCGGAGGACGCTCGTCTCGCTAGAGGCCGTCGCCTTCAACGGACGCTGGGCGAGCTTCAAGACCTGCGACATCCTCGTGGAGACCCACGGCTGGCCCCTCGAAGCTCCTGACGCGGGTCATCGCTTCAGCTCGGGACCGAGACACGGACTCGGTCAGCTGTTCGATGACGGGATCATGCCCTGGGCGCAGTCGGAGGACCTGCCTGTACACACGGACCAGAGCAACGAGGCCATCGAACAGCTGGACTTCCTGACCTCCCGCGTGCAGCGGGACTTGTGGGCCGAAGGCGTCCCGGTGAAGGTCGCTGAGGTCGAGACGCTCCTGTGCAACTGGCACGCGCTGCGCCACGGTCACTACTACGTGGGCCATGACATCGACGAGATGCTGGAGCGGGTGCTCTGGGTGCCCGAGTCGCACATCCGCGACCGGCTGCTGGAGGCCCGCAGGGCAGCGCTCCCGGTTCAGATGCTCGGCGAGGTCCAGGGGTGGGCAGGTCGCCGCAGGGAGCTCATGGGCGTGGTGTAGATGACCCTGTTGTTCGGAACACTGGAGTACGTGATGGGCACTCAACGAGTGGTCGCTCACCCGAGCTACGATCAGCTCATGGAGTTCTGCCGCCGAGCGCAGATGGACGCGAAGGACAACCCGGCGGACAGGGCATTCATCGAGAGCACTGGGGCCGACCTGCCGGCGTGGCCGAGCAAGTGGCGGTTCCGGGAGTACGAGTGGGCGGGCGTGTTCCGGGAAGGTCAGCTGGTGACCGTCTGCGTGTACGACATGCTGAAGTCCCGCTATGTGAGGGTCGAGCTCGACTACACGCTACAGGCGTATCGGGGCATGGGGCTGGCGTCGAAGCTCCACGGCGATCTGTCGGCCCTGTGGAGAGGAGCAGGGATGAGGCGCTTCAAGACCAAGGCCGGGTCCCTGGCGGGGGTCCACCTCCAGACCGCCATGGGTCGCACGTTCTGGGGACAGATGCCCGAGGGAGAGCTCTACGTCGACCACCCGCTGGCCCACGGCTTCGATCCGCTGCTGGGCCCGATGCTGAAGAAGGGGCTGCGGCTGTTTACGGGGGGCCGCGGTGACGTCATTGAGGCCCTGCGCCACGAGCGCTTCGGCCTGGACGAGGAGCAGGCTGCGAGGCTCTCGACTCGGATGCAGATCGCGGGAGCAGAGCGATGATGAGCGTGGCGGTCATCGGAGGCGGCTTCTGGGGAGGCGCGATCCAGCGCCACCTGAAGAACAAGGCCGTGGTCACGGTGATGGACCCCGGCGACACCAAGGCGGCCAGCAACGCGGCGCAGGGACTCGCAAGGCTCGACTGGCTGCGGAGCCCAACACTACGGCGTGTGATCCCGGACTGGTGGGGTCGGGCCCATGACGAGGCGAGCGAGGCGGCTCTCGTGCGTCTCGGTGCGGAGGAGGTGGCGGAGCTCGTCTCTACATGGAGCCGTCCGGAGCCGGTGCGCCGGGATGGGCTTCTGCTGGTCGACGCGGCGCAGGCCCGAGCCGAGGTCGACTACCGGGTCAGGGTGCTGGGCCTGAGCCAGATCGGCAACCACGTGCTGGTGAAGCTGGAGGACGACGACTCCATGGCCTTCGACCGGGTGGTCATCGCTGCCGGGGTCTGGAGCGATCGGCTGCTGGAGGCGAGCGGCCTGCCGAAGCTCGGTCTGCAGACGTGGGCGGGGAGCACTGTCCTGGCCCGAGCTCGGAAGCAGGACGCTGACTTGCACGCGGTCCAGACGCACATCACCAGCCCTTACCGCCACATCTCCATGCGGCCCTGGAGAGGACCGATGGTCCAGATCGGCGCCACAGTGGTGAAGGGGCTGGACGATCAGGAGCAGTACGACCGCATGATGGAGCGGGCGAAGGCGCTCTGGCCAGGACTGGCCCCGAGCGTACGGCTCCAGGGCTGGAGGCCGGTTGGGCCCGATGGGCAGGCCGTGGTCGAAAGGGTGTCCAAGGGCATCATCGTAGCAACAGGAGGACAGCGTATCGGTCTTGTGTTGGCGGGGGGCATGGCAAGGAGAGTCGAGGAACTACTGTGAGTCTACAACACATCGTCGTTTGCGACAACTGCGGGATGAACGAGAAGGTCGAGGTCGATCTCCAGCGGGGGTTCGGCCCGGAGTACCCATCAGAGACGATCGAAGAGCTTCCGCAAAGCTGGAGGCAGATGACCGGGCCGTCGGGCGAGGTGCTGCACTTCGACGACCAGTTCTGCGCCAATGAGGGCCTGCGAGAGCGCAGCCGCGTCCTCTTCGCGCCAGCGGCATCCGAAGAGGTGCAGGCTGCCCCGGCGGAGGAAACGGCTGACGTCGAAACTGAGCCGTCGGAGGCTCCGAAGGAGACCGCGTACCCGTTCTGACAGCCAAGAGTCATCCCTGTTCGAGCTGAGGAGCAACCAATGAGACAAGCAGGCACCTCCGGCATCGTGTTCGGAACGGGCTGGCCGTTCTGTTCTAGCCCAACGAAACTGGAGGTGCCTGTAACATTTCATGCCTACTGTGGGCAGAGGGCTCTCGCTTCAGCTCCGTTGTCGAGAGAGCCATTCCCAGTTCAGCCTTAGGAGGGCCGATACATGGCAGACATTCCCACACGAGAGCCGACACCGCGGACCATTGCGGCGACCCGTCTCGGCACCAACATCGTCATGGACTACGGCACCGAGGAGGCCGCGCAGCTGGCGTTCGAGCACCTCGGTTCGCAGGACGATCGCTGTGCCGCCTGCCTCCATACCATGGCTCCGGCCCTGCGCCGCGCCATGGCCATCGCTGTGTGGAAAGGCGTCCGCAGCGGACTGGCGCTCCGCGACGTGCTCGTGCAGCTTGCGCCGGGGACGCAGCTGTGAGCCGCCCGAATCGCGACCACCCCATGTCGCAGCGGCCGGAGCCGTTCGTGGTGGATGTGCAAGCATGGGACAACACCCCGGATTACGCACGGCTCTGGCCGAGGGCTCAGTGGCGTCCGTACTATCTGAAGCTGACGGAAGGAGCGGTCATCTTCATCCCCACACCGACTGAATGGGACAACCAGAACGCCCGTGCTCGTATGAGCAGCGCAGCGCGACAGGCGGGATTCCGTTCGCTGTACAAGGAGACGACGCTAGGCGGACAGAGAGGACTGCTGTTCCGCTGGGAGGCCATATGAGCCGGGCAACTTCAGCCTGGGAGATAGGCGACGAGGCAGTCCCGGACGGCCTGTGGTACGGACGCTACAACCGGGCCATGAACGGGCCGACCGGCCTGAAGCGTCTGGAGGAGACGCGGGATGCTCTCAGGGCGCTCCCCGAGCCCAAGCTGATCGCCGACAAGATGGCCGACGGCGGACAGGTCTGTTTCGTCGGGGCGCTGGCGGCGAAGCGGCTTGCGGAGCGCTCTGGGTTGTCGTGGCCCGAGGCGGTCAAGGAGTTGGCCGAGCGAACGGGCCGCGCAGCGGAGGACTACTACGGCGATGAGGAGCAGACCCTGTTCGACACCAGCGAGGTGGCGCAAGGCCTGGACATCCCGTGGACCGTTGCTTGGGAATGGGGCGTGCTGAACGACAGCACGTGGGCGAACCTCACCCCGGAGGAGCGCTTCATCGAAGCTCTCAAGTGGGTGGAGCGCAAGATCGCCGAGCACCCCACGAGGCAGTCGCCATGAAGCTCGTCTACATCGTCGGAGAGCCGGGCGTGGGCAAGACCACCCTCATGAAGGCGCTGGTGGGGCGCTTCGGCTTCCCGGCCATCGAGCAGGAGAAGCCCATCCCCCACATCGTCTACCCAAACAACGCCATCCAGCTGGGCCGTCAGCGGTTGGACTTCGGGGGCACGGACGCGCTAGCGATGAGCATCCAGCCCAAGGCTCTAGCCTTCCTGCGGACCAAGCCGGCAGCGGTGGTGGTCGGCGAAGGAGACCGGCTGGGCAACCGCAAGTTCATCATGGACGTCGGCGTGTTCGCGGATGTGCGCCTCGTGTGGCTCGTGGGGCACGTCTACGCCGAAGCTCGGCGTCAGCTCCGCAACCACATCGTTGGCAAGAGCCAAGACGAGATGTGGCTGAAGGGGCGAGTCACGAAGGTGGCCAACCTGGCCGATCTGGTCACGCTGCGGGTCGACGCTGGGCTCCACCTCGACATCCAGGTCGACGAAGTGTGGAACGAGGTGATCCGGTGATGTCCAACTACCGGGCCGTCGCCTCGGCCGGGGCGGTGTTCTGCCGCTTCAGCGGCTGCTATGAGCTGGCCTTCACGGAGTCTCGCTTCGGACCCGTGTGCGAGGGGCATACCGTCATCTCCGCATGCCCTGTCCGCAGCAGCATCACCGATCAGCCCTGTCTCCTTCCGGTCGGGCACCGGCAATACAGGGCGGATCGGTTCCACAAGTTCAAGCCGCCCGAGTACACTCCCTGCGGTCCTGACTGCGTGCTGCGCCGGGGCCATCGGGGCTACCATGACAGAGGCGAGGAGGATGAAGCGTGGTGATCGAAGGAGGGCCGACCCGCACGTACAAGCTGGTCGACCACGATAGGCGCAAGTGCAAGCATGAGGAGTTCGAACATGGCTGGGAAGGATGCCTCGGGACGAACGGGAAGAAGGCGTGCGCGTGCCCGGGACACTGGATCGAAGAGCATGACTGAGCCGGATGAGCAGACCGTGGCCGGGATCATCGCCAAGCAGGAGGCGATGCGGCTCAGCCAGCCCGTGGAGCAGATTCGGGAGCTCCACCTCTACCGGGCGGACCCGGAGTCAGAGTGGGAGCTCGGCGACTCGTCCGAGCCTGACGCGCAGACTGGCGCACTGCTCGCCTACCTCCGAGGAGCCAACATCCACTCGGCCGAGGATGCCCACGCGATGTACGAGCGCGATCAGGAGCTCAGCGCCCTGTTCGAGCTTCAGCAGACGCGGATGCAGGAGGCCACCGAGGCATGGCGCCACGAGGACCCCAGCAAGGTCAAGGAGCGAGAGCTCGTCTCCCCTGACCTCGGCGACCTGTTGGCGTGGCTGCTTCACTGGCGGGATCGGGCCATCCTCGCCGAAGGGGAGCGCGACGACCTGTTGGACGGCTCGGCCCCCAACGATCCGAAGCTGCGAATGGCCGTGTCGGCCCTCCTGGAGCACAACGGCGGAGCCTGCGTGGTCTACCACGGCTACAGCGAGTGCCCGCAGGTGAAGGCGGTGCGCGATGCCCTCGCCTGATCCGAGGGCCGTTGAGCGGCTCCAGCGCTACGTCGTCGCCCTCCACGCGCTGCAGAGCGGGGTGAAGGCTGTTCACGAGCTCGACATCCTGGACGTGGCTCAGGGTCGCCGCAAGGAGTGGGAGGAGGGCGAGACCAGCGTCAAGCACCTGCGCGTGGGCGTGAACTCGGCGAAGCTGGAGCAGGGAGCTCTCGTGAAGCTGCTGATCGAGGCCGGGATCATCACCTCCGAAGCCTACGAGACGGCCATCGTGGAAGCGCTGGAGGAGGAGGTGCGCCAGTACGAGGCGGACTTGTCCAAGCGCACGGGAGCCAAGGTGACGTTGGGGTAGACTGACGCGGGGCAGGAGTCCGGTCGTAGTGTGCTGGCTGTGCGAACGCTCTCGACTTGCGAGGCCGAACAGGCGGCTGTAGGGTGGGCGGGGAGTCGAGAGAGCCGGTTCGGGCCGGGCTCCTTGCTCGCCTTCAGCGCGGCGGGGGTATCTTGAGAGGCATGGGAGCCATTCAGCCAGTCGCGGACCTTGAAGCACCGATCTGGGAGCGCCAGCCGGGCGAGAGTAGTGCTGCGTACGAGTTCTTCCGCGCCTTCCGCAATCTGCCCCCCGCAGAGCGGTCGCTAGCAGAGGCGTGCCGTCGGCATGGCAAGCGCAGCGAAGTCTACGCATCGAAGCTGAACGTGCGCTGGCGCTGGCTGGACCGAGCTCGTGCTCACGATGCGTGGATCGAGTCCATCCGCAGGGACGAGCGGGAGCGGGGGGTGCGAGCCGATGAGCGGCTCAAGATGCAGCGCCAGAAGGAGCTCCAGGAGCTTGAGTACGAGACCGCGCTCCGCATGCTGAGGCGCAGCCGCACAGTCATCGACCTGCCCGTGGTCACCGTGCAGCGCGACGTGGTCGATGAGGACGGCATGACCGTGCACCGCACCGTGATCAACCCCATCGAGCGACTGACCCTGAGGGACGCAGCAGCCACGTTCCTCACAGCCTCACGCCGAGCTCGCCTTGTACTGGACATGTACGGCGATCCTGCTCGGACGCCCACCCCGGAGAACGGCGTGGAGGATACTTCGGACGTCGATGCGTGGCTTGCTGAGACCACGCGGGAGCCGATGGAACAAGCGAAGGAGAGCACAGAATGAACATGGTGAAGGAGATCGTGAACGAGGCTGCGCCCAGCCCGTTCGAGCACTGCCCGGTCTGTGGCAGCGCGCTCCGGATGACGCTCCTCCCCGACTGGCAGGAGAGCGGAGCCGCCATCCCCATCGTGGGCTGCGGCAACCCATGGCACTACACGAACATCGAGCAGCCGTCAGACCTTGAGCACGAGCTCGGATGATGGTAGTGAAGGAAGCGCCACCTGCGTCGGGGCTGGTGTACGATGACGAGCTTGTGGCCATCTACCAAGGCGACGGGAGAGCTCTCTCGAAGGCTCTCGGGCTGAAGCCGGACCTTGTCCTGACGGACCCACCGTACGGCACAGGGGACGTCATCGGCGGAGCTTCTGGCAACGCGCTCGCTGCACGCAAGGGACCGCCCATGCCGAACGGGGACGTGCCCTTCGACCCGACCTGGCTGCTCGTGCGGTACCCGAGGCTGATCCTGTTCGGTGCTGTCCACTACGCGCACAGGCTCCCTCCGAGCAGAGGCTGGCTCGTCTGGGACAAGCTGGACGGCATGAAGCCCAGCCGTGTCTACGGCGACGCAGAGCTCGCCTGGACCAACATCCATACTGGCATCCGAATCTTCAGGCATCGCTGGATGGGCGCAGTGACCGCAACGGAGCGGGGGGAGAAGCGCACACATCCAGCACAGAAGCCGATCGCACTGATGCAGGCGATCATCGAGCGCTTCACGCAGCCGGGCGACCTTGTGCTCGACCCGTTCTGCGGCACTGGCGCGACGGTGATCGCAGCACGGAGAGCCGGACGGCGGGCCGTCGGCATAGAGCTCCTCCCCTCGTGGGCGGAGGCAGCAGCCGCAAGGCTGGAAGCAGAGGAGTAGAACCCGTGAAACTGTTCTGTCTAGTGGTGGCGATCATCCTGTTCGTGCTGGCAGCGCTGAGCGTGGAGCTCGGCCCGGTCAACCTCGTCCCTGTAGGGCTGGCCTTCCTGGCGGCAGCGCACCTGCCGTGGGAGACCTTCCGGACACCGTGAGCGCCGAGTGCATCATCTGGCTCTTCGCAGGCGCAGCCGCGGGCGGGCTGATCGTGGCGCTCCTCTCAGAGAGGCACACGCGATGGTGAAGGCTGCGCCGGGAAGGAGCCACGGCCACGTGATCACGCACACGCACATCGGGCGCTTCCTCGCCTTCAGCTGCTCCTGCGGGTGGCGTACGAGGGGCTGGATGAAGCACAAGACCGTGGAGATGCTCACGATCAACCACAGGCGAGAGGAGGGGCTGCTGTGACGGAGACGATGCGCAAGCCCAAGCCGAAGGGGCCACCTGTTCTGTTCAAGAAGCGGAACAGCGATCAGCACATGACGCCGAGGGTGTTCGAGGACTTCGCTGGAGCGAAGCTCTGGACCTGCTTCGGCTGCAAGGAGCCCATGGGCAACAACCGCATGGTGTTGATCCCCTCAGAGCGGCACGGCTTCAGCCACGACCTGTACCATCAAGGGTGCGCGGGGCAGAGCAACTGAGATGGCAGCTAGCGCCAATCCTCCGCAGGCGAGAGGCGTGCGCCCTCCTCTCCCCAACCCCGTGGTCACCGAGGCCGGGGCGATCACCTTCCCGCGCAGCGAGAGCGGGGCTCTCCTTCGAGACCACGGATTCGTGATGGCTCGATCATGGGCTCCCTGTCCGGGCGGTATCGACTACCAGTGCATCGTCCATCCGGGCAAACTCATGCTGGCGTTCCTCTGCCGACCGGAGCAGCTCATGGTAATCGGCTGCGTGCCGCACGTGATTGCCTTCGCGGCCGATCGTGGGGCAGTGAAGCGCAGTCGCAGTCGCAGCTTCCTGGAATCCGGGCTGCTCATCGGAGAAGCTCCCCGAGGCGAATCGTGAGCAGAATCGAACACGAATCCTGGCGGATATCTCTGCGGCTGGCGGCAACATTGCTGCGATTCGAATCCAGGATGCCCGCGGACGCAATGTTCAGGTTGGCTCCGGGAATCGTCGGGCTGCCGGTGCACTTTGCGGCTCGGGGAATCGCAGATGCGCTAGAACGTGAAGTTGGCCGGGCGAAGGAGAATCTCTCGGCATCGACCCCAAAGCGGGCTAGCGGCAATCGTAGGCAGGAGGGCTGAAGTGTCCATCGCCACCATCGTGTACGAGGAGATGGAGGAAGGGGACCAGTTCCCTGGGCGCAGGATGGGCGAGGTCACCGACAACTTCTTCATCGTGTGGGCCGACGATGAAGGCGTGTACCGGCACTGGAGCGGACCCGGTCCGTGGCCAGAGCTCGCAGCGATGCTGGGCCCGACGCTGGAGGTAGGAGAGGACCCGCGTCCCGACAACTGGGGCCGGGTCATGGCGGTCACCTCAGGGGAGCTAGAGGACGGAGAGCACAACTGACCACAGATGCGAGGGATCATGAAACTGCTCACGGCTCTACTCCTGGCGCTCCTCATGCTGGCTGCGGCTCCCGCGAAGGCCACTGCCGACGACTCGCTGACCGAAGCTCTGGCAGCCACGTTCGGCTCCCGGCCCGTGAGCGACCAGCTTCACAGCATTGCCCACGAGCGGGCCGCGTTCCAGGTCGCCTTCGCGGGGGGTGTGTGTAACAGCAACGGCTCCCTGACGCACGACGGCTGGGGCGGCTGGTACGGAGAGGTGCTGGCCTGTAACTACACAACCCCCCAGCGAGCAGTGGAGCAGTGGCTGGAATCGCCTGACCACAACACGACCCTGACAGACCCTCGCTGGACTCTGGTCGGCTGCGCCATCGCGGAGGGCAAGGACGGGTCGCACTTCTACGTGTGCGTCGTGGGGCCGGGCACGCTCCCCACAGAGCCTCCGGTACAGCCCCTACCGGACACATCCCTGGAGGCTGGCCGCATCCTGCTGCTCATCGCGCTGGTCGGCATGTTCACGTGGGCAGTGTTCATTGTGTTCGCTGCCGTCGTGGCGAGGGTCGGAAGGCAGGACTGATGGCGCTCGGCATCGGCGGGCTCTCGCCTCCCCACTGGGCAGCGTTCCATGCCCCTCCTCGGCGGCTGAACATCTGGGATGGGAGCGTACGCTCTGCCAAGACCACGACCAGCCTCCTGAAGGAGCGGGAGCTCGTCCGCATCGCTCCCGAAGGCGGGCCGCTGCTGTACGTCGGCAAGACCGAGCGCACGCTGTACCGGAACATCATCATGCCGATGCAGGAAATCTTCGGCACCAAGCACATCCGCTACACGGTGGGCTCGGCGGAGGGGCGCATCTTCGGGCGCAAGATGGTGGCGGTCGGAGCCAACGATGAGCGGGCCGAGAGCAAGATTCGGGGCATGACAGCCGCCCACATCCTTGGGGACGAGCTCTCGCTGTGGCCCGAGAGCTTCTGGAACATGGCGCTCTCCCGCATGTCGCTGGCCGGGGCCAACCTCCTGGGGACGACCAACCCGGACAGCCCCAACCACTTCCTGCGTCAGAAGTTCCTGGCCCGCGTCGACGAGCTCGACCTGGACCACAGGCACTTCACCCTCCACGACAACCCGCACCTGCCACCCGAGTTCGTCGCTGAGCTGGAGAAGGAGTACACCGGGCTCTGGAGGAAGCGCTTCATCGACGGGCTGTGGGTGCTGGCTGAGGGAGTCGTGTACCAGCAGCTGGACGAGGACCTGCATCAGGTCGAGGAGCTCCCGGAGCTTCTGGAGACGTGGGGTGGAGGCGACTACGGCACGGCCAACCCGACTGTGTTCCTGAAGCTCTCCTTGGGCGTAGACGGGTGTATGTACGTGCACGACGAGTGGCGCTGGGACTCCCGCCAGAAGGCACGGCAGATGACCGATGCCGAGTACAGCGCAGCCTTCCGGGAATGGGCGGCTGCGGAGGCCGGGACGCGCAGGCCGACCCGGTTCTACCTGGACCCCAGCGCTGCGAGCTTCTCGCTCCAGCTGTGGAGGGACGGGGTACAGGGAGTGATCCCTGCCGACAACGACGTGCTGAGCGGCATCCGCAACGTGAGCTCGTTGCTGTCGAAGGGCAAGCTCAAGTTCCACAGGGCCACGACGATGGGCGTCTGGAACGAGCTCAGCGGCTACGCATGGGACGACAAGGCGCAGAAGAAGGGCGAAGATAGACCCATGAAAGTGGATGATCATGGACCAGACGCGCTGCGCTACGCTGTGCGCGGCACGCGACAGGTCTGGAGGCCGTGGGTGACTGCGGTGCTCGAAGAGGAGGAGAACCGCTGATGCCTCTGCCGACTGGAGGACCCAACATCCCGTGGCCGCCCAAGGAGTGGGGCGACATCGTGCGCATGTGGGCCGAGCATGATGCCTGGTACAGTGGCGACACGAGACGGCTGGCGGGGGTGTACGGTGCTGCCGAGTTCGCGCTGAATCAGCAGGCCCGCGTTCCGTGGTGGAGGTTCTGGAACAGGACGTCACAGGCTCGCTACGTGCTCCAGCAGCGCACGCAGCTTCACGTGCCGCTGGCGGGCGACATCGCCAACACCTCGGCCCTGCTGCTGTTCGGCGAGAAGCCTCTAATCAGCATCGCAGAGGCCCACGAGAAGGGGGAGCAGTCGGAGGAGGAGGCCGGTCCGCCGCCAGTGCCCGGAGGCCCTCCACCGAAGCCCAAGATGATCACGAAGGCGCAGCCGGGTTCGGTGGAGGCCGAGGATCGGCTCCAGCACATCACGCAGGAGATGGACCTTCTGGCGCGACTGTACGAGGGAGCGGAGACCTGCTCAGCCATCGGTGCGGTCATCCTCAAGCCCATGTGGGACCTGACCGTGTGCGACTACCCGTTCATCAACGTCGTGCAGGCCGACAACTCGCTGCCCGAGTTCAAGTACGGGCGGCTCACCGCTGTGACGCTGTGGAGGAAGCTCCCCGGAGGCACGAACAAGCAGGTCTGGCGGCACGTGGAGCGCCACGAGCTCGCTCCAGACGGCATGGGCATCGTGTTCCACGGCCTGTTCGTGAGCACCAACGAGAACACGCTCGGCGAACAGCAGCCCCTCACGGCCCACGATGCGACCGCGGGGCTCAGCCCGGTCGTGGCGCTGCCCTTCCCGGGACTGGGGGTCGAGTACATCCCCAACATGCGGCCCAACAGGCGCTTCCGAGGCTGGTACATCGGCCAGTCGGACTTCGCTGGCATCGAAGGCATCATGGATCAGCTCGACGAGGTGTGGGCGTCCTGGATGCGCGACATCAGGCTGGCGAAGGCGCGGCTGATCGTGCCGCCGGAGTTCCTGACACAGCCGCAGGGACCGGCTCAGGACCAGATGTCGGCCCGCTTCGACATCGACCAGGAGGTGTTCAGCGCTCTGAACATGGACCCGGAGTCGCTGAAGGCGGGACAGGGGCTCACGGCCCACCAGTTCAACATCCGCGTCGAAGAGCACGAGCGCACGTCGAACGCGCTGGTGGAGCGGGCCGTCACCGCCGCAGGGTACAGCCCGCAGACGTTCGGGCTCCACATCGAGGGCCGGGCGGACTCGGGCACCGCGCTCCGCATCCGGGAGAACAAGACCTTCCTCACACAGCAGCGCAAGAGCGGCTGGTGGGAGGCGGGGGTCGCCTCGGCGCTGGAGAAGTGCCTGTGGATCGACAAGCTCCTGTTCACACCGGGACTGGTGCCCTTCCGGCCCCACGTCAAGCTCTCGGACGCTGTGGCTCCGGACGCGCTGGGGACGGCCACGACGGTGGAGATGCTGGAGCGGGCGAAGGCGATCAGCACCTACATGAAGGTGAAGATGGTGCACCCCGACTGGACAGAGGACGAGGTGCAGGCCGAGGTGCAGCGCATCGAGGACAATCAGGGGCTCTCGGTCCCCAACCCTGAGACGCTGGGCATCATCCCGCCGACCCCTCCGCCGGGGCCGCAGGGGGTCGAGGAAGCCGTGGAGGGCTCTGAGGAGGTGGCATGAGCCTCTCCGCCGCAGACCTTGCAGCCGGGCGCAGGCTGGCGCTCCTCTACGAGGAGGCCGAGCGGCTCATGGCTGCCCGCGTCCGCAGGCGGCTCCAGCGCGGCATCACGCAGATCGGCTGGAACGAGCGCAAGCTCTTCGAGGTCAGGGCGATGGAAGCCGAGCTCCGGGTGATGCTCACACAGCTAGAAGCTGCCTCGGCAGCCGAGACCAGCAGCGTCCTGCGCGACGCCTACCGGCGTGCAGCTACGCGGGTTGAGCAGGCTCTAGGGGCGTCTCCGTTGGCCGGAGCGGTGCAGCCTTCGCAAGCTGTTCTAGCGCTGGAACGGTCGATCGTGCGCGGGCTCCAGGGCACGCACTTCGCCATTCTGAGGCAGAACATGGACGTGTACCGACGTGTGGTCTCCGAAGCTCTGGAGCTCGGCGTGAGCGGCGTGGAGACCCGGCGCAACGTGAGCAACCGCATCCTGGCCAGCTTCGAGCGGCAAGGGGTCGTGGGCTTCAAGGACCGGCTGGGACGACCGTGGAAGCTGGGACGCTACGCCAACATGGCGGCCAGAACCGGCATCGCGCAGGCTCACCTCCAAGGCACGGTCGACCGGCTCGGGGCTCACAACGTGTCCCTCGGGCGCATCCCCGACGCACCGGAGGAGTGCGAGCTCTGTCGTCCGTGGGAGAACCGCGTCGTCTCGCTAGTCGGCCGCGTCGAAGGCGTGGAGTACACACTCGACGATGCCAAGGCCGCGGGGTTGTTCCACCCTAACTGCAAGCACGGTATCGTCGCCTACATCCCTGAGCTCGAACGGCTCCGGGTAGCATGACTGACAGGAGGTAGCAACGATGTGGGCACCAGTGAAGTTCTCGATGCAGCTTCGGGCACCCGGCACGCCGCGCTGGGCGGCTGAGTGGGCGGCTCCGGACGGCAAGCGGATCGTCGGCTTCGGCGACACCGTGGCCGGGGCGCTCGCTGACCTCGGCACCCGAGCGATGTGGAACGCTCAGGGGGAGAAGACCATGGACGAGGAGGCCGCGGAGTACCTCCACGGCGAAGGCGTCGCAGTCGGCGGCAGATGACCGCACCCTGTCGTGAAGGGCAGGAACAGGACAGAGCGGGGGATTGCCCGCTCAAGATAGAATGGAGAGCACACATGTTCATTCGCACGCTCATCCTCTTCCCCCTCCTGTGGCTCAGGCTGCTGTTTGAGACGGCACCTCCCGCAGGCGATGCTGGTGGCGCAGGCGCTGCTGGCAGCGGCGGGGAGGCGGGCGGCGACAAGAGCAAGGCGGGTGGTGACAAGACACCAACTCCGGCCAACGGAGACGCAGCTAGCGCCACCGGGGCCGCAGCGGCTGGAACGGACGGTCAGCCTGTTGCCGGGGTGGACCCTCGCATCAAGCAGGCCAACGATCAGGCCGCCAACGAGCGAGTCAAGCGCAGAGAGGCCGAGGACCAGTCGAAGGCGATTCGTGATGCCTTCGCTCCGGTCCTGAAGGCGATGGGCATTGAGGTGCCCGGAGCACAGGTTGATCCTGTGAAGCTGGCTCAGGACGTGGAAGGCTGGAAGGCGAAGTACCGCGAAGAGCGTGTGGGCAACGTCATCCAGAAGCTCGCAACCGCAGAAGGGGCGAAGCCGGAGCTGATGCTTCGGTACCTGAAGGGCGGCAGCGAGTTGGCAGAGCTCGATCCTGATCACAAGGACTTCGAGGCGACTGCCAAGGCGGTGGTCCAGGCGGCCATCGCGGCTGAGCCCACTCTGAAGGCGGCTGGGGCAGCGCCTCGCCAGAGTGGAGGGGACTTCAGCGCAGGCGCAAACGGCAATGCTCAGAGCATCGAACAGAAGCTCTCGGATGCGGCGGAGAAGGGCGACTGGAAGCTCTACAACCGCCTCATGGAGGAGTTTGCTGCGGCGAAGAGCGGTGCTGCGTCTGCCTCCACTACCTGAGAGGACGACATGGCAGGCATCGCAGGTCTGGGAACGACCTTCAACCTGCCCAACTACGCGGGGCCACTGT